GCAGTAAGCACTCTAGAGTCGGTATTGTATTTATGCAAATAGTTCTCACTACCTTCATAAATATTTTCATATGAGTCACCTTCCAGTGCATCAAATCCAATTAAATTAATCTTCTCATACCCCTGCATCATTGCATATCCCAAAGCAGACATTCCTGTAAACAGGTTCTTCAGTTCGGGATAGTTGTATGTTACTATAAGTTCGGGTCGTGTTAATCCTAAAATTTGTGTTGCACCAATCTCCCCTTGAATGATGAAGTGGGTATCTGACTCCACTTTCGTCACAGTAACATCAGGCAAAGTCATTGATAACATTTCCATCATCTCCATCGGTATGGGGTCGATGTCTGCAAATGCTACAAGGTTTCCTAAGTAGTAACCCGACTCTACGATCTCTTGTTGCATTGGCATATCAACTGCAAACAAAATATCACAACACTTAGTGTCACGATACACTGCATTACAACCCCACACTTCATGACCAATCTCCGTGAGATCAATGTCTTTTCGTGAAGGGCCGTTTCCTACTATTGTTACTTCGAGCATAATTCTATAAGTTTCGTTTTAAATTTTAAGTGGTCATAAGATATGAAAGACTTGTACTTGTTTATCTTAATGTGTGCTTCGGGGTACACTACCTGTTCCTGTATACGTCCCTTCCAGTCTTTGGTGAACCCAATGATCTCATCCATGATACAGATCGTCTCTATAGACACACTCTTTGCAAGATACGACTTAAGTAGGATAGGGTGTTGTCCACCTTTAACCTCTAAGACTTTGTTGATATCTTTCTTTGCGAGTAAGTCCGACACTTCTGTTTCAAACATATATGTAAGTTTCTGATTCCGTTTCTTCCACTCTTTATATGTCTTGACACACTCATCGTCTAACAGATCACCTGCCCAACTATCTTTCTGAGATAGGTTAGCAATGTAAAAATCTTGAAGTTCTTGTTTGTGAATTTTGAACAACTTACCGAAATGGTATTTGTCCTTTCGTTTTAGAAAAGAGTTGATGTCTGATTTAACCTTACCATTATACTTTACGAAATCGTAATCCTTGGAATAGAAGTGTAACTTAATTCCTAGATACAATGTGTAAGCATCATAACCTTCTCTACTGGTCATCCGTTTCCTTGACGAATACTCCGTCAATCATACGACCTTTACGATCTTTAATATCGTTGTATGCAACCTCTAAACAATGCTCCATAGATAGACCATTCCTTACTGCAATGTTTATCAGTACTACCATGATGTCTCCGATGTCGTCTGCAATATCTTTGTTCTTGCAAATGTTATCTGACAACTCACCACATTCCTGTATGAGTTTCATGAACTGATCTTTGTCTGTTGCACCCTCGATCAGATTCCTGTCTTGATGCCACTGACTTACTTTTGCAATAAGTTGTGGTAGTCTTGAATCGTAATCTGTTGCCCTATGCCCAACTGATAATTTGTCTTTATACATTAAATAATAATCTTCTTTTCAGGTGGGGTTGCGATTACTGGAGCTCCATTAACTGCTTGGTTATGTGCTTCTGCAACCTGTGGGTTTGTTGGAATAACAAATACATAAGATGCAAATGTTACTTCTGTTGGATTGAGATCACCTGTTACGGCAATTCCTCTTGCAAATCCCATCCCACCTTCGGGAGTACTTACAATCATTTTTGGGTTGGTAAGTGTAATACTAGTCGGAGAGATATCTTTATATTCTCCAACGTACTCGCCACTCACTGTTACTACTGATACTATATCACCTTTTTTCATAATTTTTCCTGTTATTCAAAGAACCGTGTAATGGTTCCTTTAGTTGTTTTACCTCTATTGACCATGTTGAGACCTTGTGCCTCAGCTTCCAATTTATCTTTAAGGGGTTGAGATATTAACCTCTTTGCTGATTCGGGTTCCAGTTTATTGTCGTCACATATCTTTACGATTGCACCCATTACATCGGTGCCTCCTCGAATCAATAACTTCTCGACTTGTTCCGTGAACTCTTTCTTACTTATCATACTCATTTAAACTCCGTGTAAACTTCCATAACGTTGTCTTAAGGCATATAGCTTATCGACATACTCTCTAGGGTCTGCTTCAAATACTTGACATCCCCCACCATCAACTGCAACAATCGCTACGATTGTATCCACTACTTCACCAGTAAGTTCCTCTACCATGATTGCATAAGCAGTCATTTGGTGGAACCATGGGTCTGCCATGTACTCTTCTTTGTACTTACTACTTGTCTTGAAGTCAATAATACAAAGTTCATTGTCCCAAATACCAACACAATCTACTTGTCCTGCCATTTGCAATGAGTCTGAATACATACCTGCTTCTAAAGCAATCGGTATGATATCATCTAAAACTGGTTGTACTGCTCTGAACATAGACTCGTCTAAGATATTCTCAAAGACAATGTCCTCTTCTGCACGAAGATATTGTTCAAATAACGAATGCATTTTAGTACCACGTTTGGCTGCAGTCGTTGAAATTCTATTTGCCTCTTCAGCACCTACTCGTTCTCTCCACAACTTAATGTGATCTCGTGTAAGCAACCCAGTCACAGTCGTGACACTTGGGTATTTTTGACCTGTTGGTGTTTGGTAGAATCTCTTACCGTTCTCCTGCACACGAGTCATACTGTCTTGTAGTGATTCTAAATCACCTAATGATATAACGTTTAAGTTTTCGTTTAAGTTTTCCATAATGTAATTATACTCTTATTTACCCTGTAGGTCAAGGTGTTTTTTCACGATTGCTCGGGTCTTCACTTCTTTAGTAGTCTTTCTATGATATCGTTCACCCATAGGTGAATCGGGATTAGCTGCACCGATACGACTGAACACTTCGTTCATTCCACTATCGGGTTTTACACGATCACCCACTCCACCGACATCGCCAGGGGCAGTGAATATTCGTTGTTCAATATGAGGGTTCTCTTTTAAGAAGTCATCTTTACCACTGAAGGAAAGAAACTTTTCTAGACGTTCACCAGTGGTGGTGTTTTCAAATTCGTAAATTGGCATTATGCAACTTCCATAAAATAGGGGATAGGTCTTGCCGTCCATTTGGCAATATCTTTCTTATACTTAGCATAGTATTTATGGTATGCATCAACAGCCGAAATTGACTTGACATCATCTGGCATTGCCTGTGGTGGATATCTCCATGCACATAAATCTATATTGTTTGGTAGGATGTTCAGACAGTCCCTTAGTTTTGAATCAGTAAGGTGTACCTTCCCATACCTTAGTGTGTACTCGTCACATAACGATGTAAACAAGTCATAAGTGTATTGATAGTGTACTGCATTTTCTCGTACCCAAATTGCACTGGGGTGATTGACATGTCCTGCTTTGTAAACTACACTCTCCATCTCTGCAGTGGGTAGTCTCCATCTTTGAATTCTACGACCACTGGAAGAATCTATGTAGTGTTTCCCATCTAACATTCTATGTGCTGTAGACATAAGTTGTGCATACTCTATAATCATCTTGACTACATGTTTGTCACAATGCATCTCTGCACAAATGGTTGGGTCTTCATCTAGGTAAAATATATTCATAGTTTCTTTGCGAACTCTAGTTCTTGTTTCCAGTTAGTTTTGTTAGTCTCGTAACATGGACTATCTTGTTGGCATACGATGAGTCTTCCACCATCCATATCCAATCTAATACTATCCGTAGTAAATGTGCCACCGTGTCTGTCATGTACAATACAATCTATTATACCATTTTTATCTTCTTTGTGCAAGTGATTAACTAGGAACAGTAATTCTTCTTTTTTCATGTTATGCCAAAAGCTCCTTATATAATTTATCGTGTATTTCACAATCGTCTGAAAAGTCACAAGTACAAGTTGGACAATGTTTCTCTTCAACATCAAACATTGGGGGTACGAAGAGTTCTTCAAACTCTTCCATTGCAGCTCTCCACATTGGAGTATCTTGAATAAAGAAATGCATTCTGTTCATTTCTTTATTGAAGTCTACCTTTGATAAATCACCACCGTAATCTCTATAAAACTCTTCTAGAGTCATTCCACAAAAGGGTCTCAGTAATCTACCAAATACTTGTAATGCATTTTCTGTAATTGCACTTCCATCACCTCTTGTTCTATCTGATTCTTTTAATATACATAATGTTTTTGCAGTGACAACATTCACACCCATTGCAAACTTATCAACACATAAAAGATACTTCAATGGGTCGTTAATATCATTTAATTTTTCTAAAATCTCATCATCATCTGAAACATAGACATTACCTTCATAGTCATAAATTTTTATTTCTTCATGAGTTGATATGGCAACATCTCCATATTGAATGAGTGATTTCACCGTTGGTAAAACCTCTTGGGGTACATAAGCATATCCCACTGAATTTGATTTCTTCTTTTGTTCACACACTATTAGGCAAACATTTTTCATCCCTGTATATTCTTCTTGTCTTTCTGAATGTTTTATTGTATCCTCAATCTGTTCTATTTTGTTTTTATAGAATGTTCTGTTTCCCATCCATGCAGACCTAGCAGAAAGTTCTGCTGGAAATATCTTTGCATCATTATTTGCAAGTTGGTACTTTAACTCACCAGTGATATCTAATAGACCTCGAACTTCCCAGTTAGGTGTTGCTGTCATAGCAAATAGATAAGGTGAGTAGGGTGCAAGTTCTTCTAGTCTTGTATACATTCTTGCAAGGAACTTAGTTGCATCATGTCCCAAATTCTCTCTGTAGTTTACTAGTGAGGAAGTTGACCAAGTGTGAAATTCATCATTAAAGATTGCAAACTTACCCCTCTCTTGTAGTAGTTTTGAAAGTTCTGCCCCCTTTTTCTCAACAAAGAACCCTTGATTTGTAGTATAGAGAATAGTTCGTTTTCCCTTCGTAATTCTTCGGATTGCTTCTTTAACATTAGTTGTCACTACAACTCCTTTGATCTCTGAACCAATATCATTCAGAAGTTCTGTGTTATCTGTCACAATATCTGTCTTGGGTGCAGTGATAACTACAAAATCGATCAGGCCTGAGTCGAATGCATGAGGAACCCAGCTGGTAATCAAATTATATGTTTTACCAAATCCCATTGGTGCAACAAATATCTTTACCAAATTATCTGTTTTTTTAAGACCATCAAATGTCATCTTAAAGGAATTGTTATACCTAGTTACTAGTTCTGTATGGCTAATCATAATGTATTTCTTCTATTTGTAAAAAATGTGTTGGTCAATCGTGACCACATAGGTTAGTGAGTCTGACCAGTATGGGTCAACACTCGTTGAGTGATAGTGACTTGCACCTTCAGTGAGTCCACTGTATTCACCCGATAAAACTTGTCTTGCAATACTCATAGATAACATCCATGTTGCTGAGTCGGTTGGAAGATCGGACTTGCCGTCACAGTACCAGCTGAACTGACACATGTTACGGACAGGAACTAAATTCCCTTTCCAATTTATTCTCATATGTTTTGATTGATACACTACATCACACACTGTGCTTGGAAACGATGGGTGTTCTACCCTGTTTACTACAACTTCTGCAACTGCAATCTTCCCTGCAAGGGGTTGATTGGCACTCTCAAAATAGATGTTCTGTGCAAGACAAAAGGTGTCTCCGTTCTCATCGGATGCTTGAAGTGGTGCTGAGAATGTTCCGACTAGGAACCCTAGTAATGCACCACCTATAAACCAAAGGTATCTCATCTTCACGATTTGTTCTCCACGTATTTTGTCCATGCAGTGAACACTGTCATTGCCTGTTCCTTATTGAAACCGAATGAGTCTTGCAACCACTTAGGGGCTCCAAACATATTCATCTTACCACTCTCTTGAAGTGCATCCAATTCGGGGAACCACTCTGCTGGTTCAAAGGGGATTTGGTTTTGATTTAGACTATCTGAAATCATCTTAGTACCCCGAGGTCATATCTGAGTAAGTTAACTCAAGACCCTTCTTTGGTTCATCGGGTGCCATGTCTTGTGCATTGGTCGTACCATACTCACATAGATTCATGACATCGTCTGCCGTTAATTTCCCATCCGTATTTTCTGCAATTAATTTTGCAGTTTCATATGTAATTTTCATAATTCTTGTATCTCCTCTAAGATTTTTTCTACCTTTTCTTCCGTAAGATATCCAATGACATCTTGTGTGATGGGGGTGCGGTAGGTAATATCACCCGATTCATCTGTTACAGCAAGTTCCCATAAACCTTCTTTGTTCCCATAGGAACCATCGTGTTTAATGACACTAGCACCGTAACCGTTTTTAAATTTGTAGTTGAGATGGATACCACCATTGTAGTTGTTCTTCTCAACTGGTTTTATATTAATCATGAGTTGTAATTCTCCACTGGGGTAATGTTCCCTTCGACTATTAAGTCCACGATGTCTTGTGAGTTGTAAGATGTTCCACCAACATGCCACTGACACTCGTTCATTGGGATGTGTCCATCCTTCCAATTGTAGATTGTCACGGTCTCGTAATTGTAATCGAGCTCGTCCTCGTAACCATCCTCGTAATATTTGGTATCCAGTACCCACTCGCAGTTCACCTTTGCATAAGGGTCTGCATCTGTGTAAGTTGGTTTACCCAACAGTTCCAACAACTTGTCATAAGTCGTTGTGAGAT